AATAGTAGTGATGACACCATATCTTTAGATGCAAATAGTGTTGGTAGTGGCTTACCTACTTCACGCCCTAGTACTCGTGGTTTATTATGGAACGATAGAGGTACAGTTAAAGTTTCGTAATGGAAATATTTAAAAACGATAATAGCTGGAACGAGAAAGCAATTGTAGGGTTTATAGCATTTGCTATAATGTGCCTTATAATGGTTGCTGACCTTGTTACTGGATGGGTAGGGTCAGACCTAATAATAAACGAGTTTGTATACGACTCCTTCGTGTGGGTTGTGTTGGGCTCGTTTGGTATTTCTGGTGTAGAAAAATTTGCTAATAAAAAATAATATGATGCCAATAGGAGTAGTAGAATTAATTATAAGTGTGGCTGCAATTTTAGCTACCGCACTAGGTTTGTGGATTAATTTAAATAATGAATACACTAAGTTAAAATCTAGAGTGTATCAACTAGAAAAGTCCGACACAGACTTAAAAACCACACTAGTTGAAATATCTGCTAGATTACACGCAATAGAATTATTGTTAGCCTCTAATCAAATCAAAGAGAAATGAGACTAAGTAAAAACTTTGTGTTATCGGAGATCACTCGAAGTAACACAGCAACAAGATTAGGCATAAGTAATGAGCCGACAAAAAAACATTTGGAAAATATGCAAAGGCTTATATCTAATCTTATACAGCCTATGCGTGACGAGCTGGGTCCTATCAGGATCAGTAGTGGTTATCGCAACCCGTCACTCAATCGAGCTATTGGTGGAAGTCGTTCTTCGCAGCATTGTAAAGGTGAAGCTTTGGATCTGCAATTTTGGAAAAATGGTCAGATGTGTAATAAAGAAATTTATGACTGGATTATAAATTCTCATTTAGAGTTTGATCAAATGATTAATGAATTTGATTTTGCTTGGATTCACCTATCCCTTAAAGAGAAAAGTAACAGAAAAGAGGTATTAGAAGCTTATAAGAATGATGACGGAGATACTTCTTATAAATATGCTGATGACATAATTATATTATAATGAGTAAACTATTAAGTTTTTTAAGTGGAGGTGTAATAGAGAAGGTAGGTAACGTAATAGATAATCTATCTACATCTAAAGAAGAGGCTATGGTAGCTAAAAAAGCTATCAAAGAGGTAATGATGAAAGCTGAGTCAGATGCTCAATCACAAGTTACTAAACGATGGGAAGCAGACATGAAGTCTGATAACTGGCTCTCTAAAAATATACGACCTTTAATTTGTATATTCTTAACAGCAATGTTTGTTGTTATATCTATATTCGATGGTAATGCTGGAGGCTTTCAAATAGCCCCAGCTTATGTACCAATATATCAAACTTTACTTATTACTGTTTACGGAGCTTACTTTGCAGGAAGGTCTATAGAAAAGATCAAGAAAAAGTAATTACTTAGACGCTTTTGTCATAGCGTTTATAAACTCTATTTCTTTTTCTATACATTTTTGTTTTTCTTGACTCCACATTTGCTTATACTTAGCCATGTTAAAATAAGAGTCGTAAAAACTATGAACTGCTTTATCTAATATTTCAGTTCTTTTCTTTTTTAATTTATATGATTTAGTCATTTGCCCTTTAAACTGAGATAATTCTTTTTTCATACCCTCTATTTCAACTAATGCTTCGCAATAATCTTGCATACATTTATTTTCAGCTAAAGTAGTATTTTGTTCTCTTATTAACTCTAAGGCTTTTTCAGCTATCTCCATTTGGTTTTAGTTTTTTAATTAATGATAATTCCTCTGGCATTAAAATTAATTCTCCAGCGTCTTCTGTTTGCTTTATTTTAGCTTCAACCCACTCGCCTAATGTCGGTTCTGTATCTCTATCTTTATTTAATAAACAAGCGTGATACCACAAGGCGTATTCATCCATTAATACTTGTAGTCTAGTTTTGGCCATGATAAAATCTTCTTTTTAATGCGTTTACAGATATTTCTATATTGTATTTCATTTTAAGAAATCGTTTAACAACATGTAACGATTTTCTATTTTTTATTGCTTTTCCCACAACAAGAGCTATTAGTCCTTTCATTTTTTTTGATTTGTATAAGTTTTTCTAAGTAAACAGCTAAATCCATAGCTTCTTCTTGGGCGTGTATTAACCACTCTAACTCAGTAAGATCATTTCGATCCATTGTGGTTTTATACTTTTTTTTACCTATCTCTGCTCTACCTAATATTTTAAGGCAAAGTTTTTTTTCTATACTACTCATCAAAATTATGCACTAAACTTGCAACCCTACCATGATCTCTATGGAATAAAAATCCCTCCACAGCTTTAGGTGCTCCTTTGTATCCTTTGCGAGCATGCCAAGAATCAGCTCCAGACGGACTACGCATATACTCTACAGTTACACCTATATAATCTTTAGCAGATTGAAACTTAGTTTTTATCTTATGATGTACATGATGTAGAAACATAGTTCGATACTTGCAGCTTGCCCACATCTTAGGTTCTTCTTGAGCCATAAGTAGCGGTATATCTTGCATCTTAGCACCGTCACCATGCTCCAAACCTATCATATTATTATAATACTTATAATATTTACGATAAGCAGGACCCTCATCTACGGTTACTTTTTTATTTCCTTTATACCAAGCCTTCAAACAATGAGCTAAATGATACCCAGACTGGTAGTCGTGATTACTCATTGAGTGAACGCAATCTACAGGTCCTACCTGCATAAGCATGTCTACACAAGCTACATAAACCTCTAATGCTACACCAAATGATTTCCACCATTTATCATCTTGATCTTGTGGCGTTCCTTTGGTTGTAGTGTTAAAAACATTATCCACATGGAGAACATCATTACCGATACAGAATAAAACTCTTTCTACATCATATCCTTGAGCTCTATCTATTATACCCTGAACTCCTTGGAGGACCCTTAATCTTGCAATCTCCGTGTTATATTCTTCACCAGTTTCTTTGGCTAAAGCCAATTTACCAATATGAATATCAGCAGGATTAACAACTAATAAGTGGTTTCCAAGTAGTTCTTTTGAGGTACGGGGGTATGAGATTTTATGGTTTGCAACTACATCAGCTATATCATTTAAAAGAACCTCTCTATCGTAAGTAGTCATAATAGAGTTATCATTCTTTGTTACAATAGAAAATCTAGGCTCACCATTAGCAGATTGCCAATGCTTGCAGGAGACAACCTCTTCTGGTTGTATACCTCTTTCTTTAAGATAATCTAAATATACTGATGATAATTGATCGTTGTCGTTTGTGTTTAAGGCTACCTCTTCAGCTCTCCTCTCTAGAACGATGTCCATTTCTTGAGGAGTAAGGCGCATAGATTTTTTGGTCATTTTCTCTTGCTTATAGTATACCTTCCTCTATATAGGAATCTATATTTTCCTCGCAAGATAAGAAATATTTCTCATATAAGTCTAAGGCGTAGTGGTACTTACGTCTTCCAGACTCCAGAAACTCAGGTGAAACATCGTAAATACCAACACTATGAGGATTTTCTTTTCCGATTACAATAAACTTAAATTGATCTAATCCAAGAGCATCACAATAAAATGCTGCTTGCATATCATAGTGATATTTCTTGCAATCATACTTAAACTTATCTATGCCACCAAACTCAGCTGTAGTTTTAATGTCAGCTATAAAGTCAAAAGATTGCAAATCCACTTTACCTTTAGCGTTTATAATATCCTTACAGTGCATTCTGTTTATATGCCAAATAAAAGGTTGCTCTCTTTTTGATGTATTAACTAAATCTCTAACCTTGCTGTGATTAAATAAAGAATTACACATTCTATCTATTTTATCTAACTCATCTGCGGTAATAAGATCTTTACCTTCTAACTCTGCGTGTTTTAACTCTTCTTGCTTCCAGGCTTTATTTATTTTAGATGTCATACCTTTTTCCTTTTCAGGTCTAAGGCTTGTGTCAAATATGTAAAATCTTTCGTTAAACTTTTCTGGCTCTAAAGCCATACAGTGAAATGCACTACCAAATACCATTGCGGGTGTAGATTTTTCCCTGTTTTCTAAATAAGATCTAAGGTGTGCTGGTGACTTTAATAAATACTTAAGCATTGAGCATGTAACATGCGATGAATCTGCATAATATATTTTATCGTCACGGAATGATTCTAGTAATTTTGTCATAAGAATTGTTTTTAAATTAAGAAAGAGGCCGAAGCCTCTATCTTTTTAACCAACTAATAACTAAACCATCGTATGAACAATGTAACCAAATCGTTGCAAATATAATGGTTTTATTTTAATCTATGCTTTTTTCATAGAAGTTTTTCCGCGAGAGCGATTTTTCTTAGTGGCTTCTTTTTTAGCTGCTTTCTTTACAGCCTTTTCAGCTTTAGTTGTTTGCACAGCCTCTCGTTGCTTTGCTTCAAAGTCCATTTGTTGCCAAACTAATCTTTGAATTGTACCAGCAGCGTGAGATGCAGCAATGAAATTAGTCATCATGTCAGTTCGTTGCTCATCGGTTACATTAATACCAACGACGCTTAACATATCAACTAAATGATTTTCTACATGACCTTCAAGCTGTGTAATATTTTTACCTAAAGGTGTTTCTCTAAAAGCTTTTTCAGCTTCCATTTGTTTCTCTTCTTGAGAGATTTCTTTTACTTTTTCCATTGTTTAAAAAGGTAAATTGTTAGAATCGAAGATTTCTGGAGTAATATTGGCTTTATGAGAGTCAATAAAATCCATGGTATTCTGTTGTAGAACATCTTCCCACACCATTTTTTGTTTGTTTAAAGATTTAAACCTACATAGTCTAGGCTCAAATCTAAGAATCACAGGTTCATGATCCTGAGTTGGAATACCAACAAGCTTTTGGAACTTGATTTTCCTTACATGCAGTTGTGTATCACTCCAATCTTCAGAGTTAGGATTCCTGTGTACAACTATAAAGTTGTCCGTTCTGTTGGCGAACATACCTCCCATTTCTACATCGTAATGAGAGGGAGCAGGTACGGTGCCGTCATCGCTTTTTTCTCTTGCAGCTTTAGTTACAGCATGTGTTACTAAAATAAACTTTACAAAGTTCTTCTGCTTAAACCTACGAATATCAGATAATACTTGATAGTAGTAGTCGTATTTACTCATAGACCTATTTATAGCAAGGTCGTTCATAGGGTCAACATAACATCCGTCAAACTCTCCGCTATCTAATTCGTCCTGGAATACATCCATTACATCATAAATAGTTGGAGTGTTAGGAAATGATACTACTTTAAAGTGTTTCATTACCCATTCACAGGCGGCATCAAATACTGACCTGTCCATCCTTTCGGATTTTGTTTTGTCGGCAGTCATTCCTATAAACATCTCTGCAAGGTCTATAACCATTTCACCTACGGGTTCATTCTCTGGGCAATAACATAACCACTTCCATTTATACTTAACAGATGCAAGCATCATTAAATAAAATATAGCAGTAGTTTTACCAATATTGGCAAATCCTGTTATTACATCTAACTCACCCTTTCTATATGTATAATGTTTATCAAGCCAAGGTATACCAGTAGATAGACCTTTGTTGTATCCATTATTATAGACGTGATTTACATACTCTGAAATTTCTTTCTTAGAATTTATCTTATAATCCATAATTAAAAGTTATAAGAGTCTAATCGATTTTTCTGAGCTTGAGCTACTTTTTTAGCTCTATCTTCTGCTTGCGCATTATTTTCTAATAAATACAAGTAATCTTCCCAGCAATTATTTGCGAGAAAGTTATTTGGGTATTTTCTGTACCTAACCTCAAAAGCTTTATGATATAAAGGAACTAATTGCATAATCGTATCTTTTTGTTGATTATTTAATTTTTTCCATTTAGTAAAAGCATTGTGCTTAGTCTTATTAATACCATATAATTTATAGAAAGCCATAAAATCAGGTGTGTACTCAGATGTTTTTTTTTCTTTTGGCTGGTAGTCATTAACCACAGCATCCATTAAAAATTCAACATCTTTAAGTATTTTCCCTAACGTTTTCATTATCAACTCCCGATCCATTGTTGTTTGGTTTATTGTTTTTATCAATGGTTATAAAGCATCCTGCCTTTTCTTTATCGTATTCATACTTTTTAAACTTAGGAATAATCTCATCACAGTTATCATCTTCAATCCACCCATGTATTACCATTTGGTCTTGCACGGTTTGTAGTGGATTAACGTAATCAAACTTATGTCTTGTTCCTCGTATAAATTTAAACGATATGTTTACAGGTTTTTGCAACCCATCTATAACAGACCTAAATTCCTCAGCATACTCTTGCCAATATGGCTTAGTATTCTTTATGTAATTCATAACTGTCTTAGAGTGGATCATGTGTTTTCCAGTCCAGCGTTTACCATTTTTAGATGATGGTGTACTGAATGGAATAAAAAATGTTCTCTTTTCCATCTATTTGCGTTTGCACAAATATAGGAAAATAAAAGCATCCCCTACTTAGCGAGCTTTTCAGGGATGCATTATTATCTAGAATGGTAAGTTACCAGCGTCTTCTGTTGTGGTAGTAGCAGGCTCGGTAGAGGCTGTAGCACCATCTTTATTAGTAAAGACTTTCCAAGCATTAAGGTCTGTATAATACTTACCTTTATACTCTCTTGATTCTGGTTCAAAGCTTACATCAACCATCTGACCTACTTTATTATATTTAACAAAGTTGTCTACTTTTTCGTTACCAAATACCGTGAATGAAACATCCTTTGGATATTCACCACCTGTACCAATAACAAATGTTAGTTTCTTCCACTCTTTTCCAGAGGACTTAGAAACTCCTGATTGTACTTCTGTAATAACTTTAATTGTTCCTGTGATTTGTAAATTACTCATAATTAATTGATTTTTGAGTCTGTTATATTCGACTCGGTTAAAAAAATAACAGGAGAGGACTGCATAAACGACCAAGAATATAAAGGTCCCCTCCTATTACAGTAAAAGAAATTGCCCAACTCACGCTTGGTGCTCTCGAAATCTACTATATCGCAGCGTTAGCCGCACTTACTAAATCCTCTTCTTGTTGAGGTGTTAGTTGGTATTTAGGCAATGCATCTAAAACTCTTTCAGGATCTGACTTAACAATATCCATCATAGACTTGTAAGTTGCAGGGTCAAGTTTCTTTTTAGGATTCTGTGACGCAGAAAAGGACGGTGCCTCATCTTCGCCAAATACCCCTTGAGAATATAATCCTGCAAGTTTTAGAACAATACGAGATAATGCACGTTTTTCTGCCATAGCAACAGGATAAGCGTTGCTATTATTAGAAGGAGCACACTCTCCAAATGTTTCTGTACGAGACTCTCCCATAATGCCAACTGCTTTAATTAAGCAATGTTTGTGGTCGTCTGAGAGGTTAACTATCTCGTAGTTTACATCTATATTATAAGCCGCCTGAACTTTTTCAATTCCAGATCGAGTTATAATAGTATAGAACTTGTGCTTGTGTACATCCTCTGTGGTGAGGTTACACTTTTTGAATAGGTCGTTTAAGACCTCGGCTTTGGTTTTTCCCATGATTTAGTTTTTAGGAAGGTTAATAAATGGTTAAATAAATAGTTGTGCGGTAGCACTAAGACTCACAGTTTTCGCAGTCTTCTTGTTCTTCGCAACACTCTTCGGGATCTGTAGAATCAATAATCCAAGATTCAAACGTATCATCTCTTGATTCGTTAGATCTTTTTAACATTTCTCTCCAAGCTTCATGCTTTTCTTTGCTCATCTGTTTCAGTTTTTTTCCATTCCTCTTCAGCACGAGTTTCGTACTGCATTGGATTGAAAGATTTATATTTACTTTTTGCTATTCCGCTTATTACTATTTTAGCAAAACCCCTTAACAGAACATGCTGTTTTTTAAATACAAGTGATGACGCTACTTCTACAAATAATTCTTGCACTACTTCTTTTACAAGCTTTTTATCAAGCTGTAAATCGTATGCAACTTCTTCGCAAATTTGGTCAATTTTTGATTTTTTCATTGGCATGTGAAGATACAAATTTAGAGTTAGTTAGACAAGTCTTTTAGCTTTACATTTAGTATGGAAATTATTACTAATAAAGCACCTATAACATAGGGTGCATACATAGCTGTAATTACCATAATCATTTGACTCATAAAAGCTAAACCTGCATAAATTACACCTGCTTGAAACAAAAGTTTTGATACAGGATTTTCCATAATTTTCTTAAACATACTATATATCATTAAAGGTTATAAATCTGAAGACTTTATTTCTAGTCCATTTCATATTATTGGACTCTCTGTGCCGCTTCAGTTCAGCACCTGACAATTCTATTACTAACACACCAGATAAGGCACGATTCAAATCTCTTAACAGGGATTTTCCATGGCGTTTCTTTATTTCACCATGTATACCTTTTAATCGATTAGTCATCCCTTTATTCTGATACATTCGCTCTAGACGCTTTATCCATATATCAGAGTTAGCCTTAGCAGGAATCTTTGAATCGAACAGTAATGCTCCTTCTGGGATTTCTGCTTGGCGTAACGCTGCTTCATATGTCAAAGCAATAGCTTCTATTATCAAAAGGCAAAGTGTTCAGGTTTACCCTTAACATTTTTATAGCCAAATATGGCTCCAGGACCATTACCTTCGTAATCCATAGATGGATATACTACACTCCCGTCATCAAACACTAAAGCTTTAATATTGTCTGACTGGGAATAATAATCCCAACCTTCGTTGTCTATTTCCTTTTGTGTCATGTTTCTGACATCTACTAATTTTGTTCCTATTTTCATAATAAAAGTGTTGATTTAATAAAATAAGCTACTATTACAAGACTCCAGCTTAATATAAAATGCCTGTTATCTATGTAACCTTCACCTTCGTTTATTCCGTCTATTGTAGCGTTAGATACGTCTACTAGAAACATCATTGTTTGGTATATAGCAAGAGCCAATACTAAACAAAAAATTGCGTTTATCGTGATTTCCATTCTTCGTTTACTTTATTTATTATTGTGTTAATATGTACCGACTCTTTATTAAGGTGGTCGTTAACCTCTTTATATTCTTCCATATGTAAAGCTTCAGATACAGCATCCAAATCGTGATGCGGTACTTCTTCTACTGCAATACGAGCTAAATCGTATACATCATCTACTAAGTCAGTTGCAAGTGGTGCAATCCTATGGTTTGATCTATACGCATAGTATTTACCTTTCTCGTCTATTCTTATAGATACGGGTAAATAACCTTTCGGTGTAGAAAAGTTTTTTATGTCTTCTGGTGTTAACAATATGTCAATACCAGCGTTATTGTTTTTATCCATTACAGGATTAACAATTCCTTTTGAAAATTTGATTTGTTTGTTCATTTGATTTTGGTTTTAGTTATACTTAATTTCAGTTATTGATTCACATTCCTGCTTACATTTGGGGCAGGTTTCCCAGGTTTCTTTATCGTTTTCTTCACACCACTCTTCGTGACTGTCGCCGTTTACATCCTCGTTACAGCATTCGCTTAAGTAGATTAGCTCACCTTCGTGGTCATAAAACTCACTGTCTGGATCAGAACCCATAGTTCCTGCGAAGCCCATACCTTCTTCTTGGTATTCCATTTCTATGTATAGCTCAGGAAACTTTTTGCATATTGCCATTATTACAGGTGTTGGCGGTGACCAAGCCGTACTAAAGCTAACTTGAAAGCATTCAGGCTCTACATTGCTTATATAACCGTCATAAGCATTCCACTTAGTTCCCCAGTAATGATAAGACCATTCATACCAATCTCCAAAGCCATATTTTTCTACATTGCTTTTGTAGATTTTAGCTTCTTCAAGATCTTTTTCTGTAAGATTAGGATAGTCTCCTCCAGGACCCATATTAGCTTTACCTTCCAAGACCTCTAAAGCTCTTTTTACGCCAGAGCCAGATGTTATATCTAAGCTCTTAGGTCTAAAGATAAAGTCGTTAAAGTCAAATACTCTACCTTCTTCGTCATAACTATCAGAAGCGTCCTTTTCAGGCATAGCTGATAAGCTGTCGTAAAACTTTTTCATGTCTTCTTTTTTACCTGATACTGTCAGGTAATTACTACAATGATTTGGCATAGTTTTTAGTTTTAGTTATTAATTGAATTAAATAAATCAGGGTAAATTCTAAACTCCCAGTTAAGCTTACCAGTTGCTTTATTCTTTACCCTGTCGTAAGCGTAAACTGCACTTTTCTTTACTAATGAATTTGTTCTACCTGTGATTTGGTTTATAGGTAATTTTAAATGTTCTGATACTTGATAATTAGTAGCCTTACCTCCTAAGTCTGCAAAAGCTTGTAATACTAATTTCTCCATTTTCTGTAGCTTACCACTTTCCATAAGTTCAGAGTAAGCCATTAAACTAGTGTCTCTCATTTTCTAATTGATTTGGTTTAACATATTGATTGATTACTTTTATTATCGCTTCTGCTCTTGTGTTATCTGTAGTATAAACTTTTAAGCATCGCAATATTTCTTGTCTTAAAGTTCTATTTTGCTCTACAACTAAGCAATCTATAGATTCTTTAATAGTTCTTATGTAAAAATTATAAGGAGCAGATTCCTCTATCAACTTACAGCTATGTAGTATAGTTGCGTGATGCCTACCGCCCATTAATTTTCCTATATGCTGAAGGCTTAAATCTGTATGCTTTCTCATATAGTATGCTAATGCGTGACGAGCTGTAGATAAATCTCTGCGTCTATTCTGCTTTATCATTTCAATAGGATCTACTCCAACAAGGTTAGAAACAAAGTCTACAGCATCGCCATAGACCTTGTTTAGTTTTCCTTTATTTACTTTCGCTATTGTCGTGTCCCCACTGATCGAATAACCGCTTAAGTACTTTTCCTGTGTTTTCATTCTGCAATGTGTTTAGTTCACTTTCCATTTGTTCCCAAGCCCACTCTAATCTATCTTTTTCTTCATCATATAGATTGTCCCAGACTTGATCTAAAGCAATTGTATAAATTACATTTTGCTTTTCTAACATTTCTATAGCTCTTTGTTTTTCTAACAACTCTATAGAATTTTGCTTTTGTGTTAAATCTTTTTCATTCATTATAAGTGCCCTCCATAGTTTTCTCCGTTAATATCATATCTTGATTCTGTTGGTTGGTCATGCTCTTCCATACCTCTACGGTCTTCAAAGCCAAATCCAAATTCATAGTTAGATTCTGCCAAAGCTTTATCAAGATCCTTTTCCCATGTATGCTCATTATCCATAAGCCATTGATGAACATCATCTTGAGGTATGTCTTTAGGTATGTTGATTGTAATTTCGCCATACTTATGAAATACCCGTCTTTCACTAAGCGTAACGTTTCTACCTACATATTTAATTTCAGTAGTAAGTAAAGCTCTATTAAGCTCACCCATATCTGTAACCTGTTTTTCAGCAGGTCTGTTTCTATTGTACTGTTCAATTAGAAACTTTTGGTGTTCTTCTGTTCTCATTTTTCTTGGTTTTAAATTTAACATGCGGCCCATCCATAAAAGTAGAAAGCTTTAATGCCTTTCTTACCTTTATATCCGTACCTTTCTTTTGCTTTTTTTAATGCAGCTCCTTCGAGCTCTATAAATCGACAATCTCGTTTGTCCATTTCATCTATTTCTCTTCCAATCCAGCCATCAAATTTCCTGGTTCCGTATCTTGGAAAACCTGTTCTCCTATAGCATCCGTCTGTTGTGCTAATTGTACCATTGTAAGGGTCATGTCCACATTCATACTCTGCTTCTGCGCATTCATGCGAATAAGCTTCGCCTGCTGTTTTAAATCTACCTACTGATAGAATTTCAAAAGATTCTGCTCCCATAGTTTAAAGTTTAATTGTTTCTATTGCGTTTTTACCTGTAATCCACTGCCAATTACAATTTAGTATGTTTGGCATATCATCTCTATCTTTAGATAGATCATAAAGCCAAAGTTCCCAATCGCCATCGTAATAATTATTTATAGCTTCCTGTTCAGGAATGTTTTCTAATATTACAACACTTGATGTTTCACTGTCAAGTATTACAATCTTATCTTTTGGTTTAAACATTTTTCCTATCATATTAATTGTGTTTAAAATAATTTATTATTTCTATTTCAAAATCATCTAACTCTTCTTTATCTTCTTCTTCCCTTCCTGAATTATGATATTTAATCCACCCATCAAGGTTGTCAGTAACAGCTTCAGCATATCTGTTGCCACTACTTTCTGTGTAGTATATAATGTATAATCTATCAGTTTTCATATTTTGCATCTTCAAATATATTAACCATTTGCCCATATTTTTGAGCATCTTCTATAGCATCGTCTATACACTCTGCTTCTATGTCAATCCATTGTTTATAGTCAGATGGATCTTCTGCATTTTCATGCCCGTGAGGAATGTAAATTAATTTGTAGTTTTTCATAGTTATTGTTTTAGTGAAAATTCATAATATTCTCCCGTAGGTGAGTCGTGATGTGACATGCTTGCACGGTAAACGCCAGGCTCGTCATCAGAGTCTCTCCAAAATCTAACAGTAAAATCAGTGTTAAGCTGTATAGCTTCAAATAAATCCATGCCGCCTGTTACTTCTACGTCTTTTTGTCCTGTTCTATTTTGCCAACCCATGTTGGTTCCAATAACGGAAAAAGTTTCTCCTATATATTGGTCAAAATACCCCATGTCGTGCTCAAATGTTTCCCAAGCATCGCCAGGTAACAGTTCGTCACGCCATACCACATCTTCTATTATTTCTTGTGTGACTTCTGATTCTTTTAAATCACCAACTCTATTGACTTCTTCTCCGTCAAGTTTATAAAACTCATATCTTTCTAGAAATTCATCTTTGTTTTCTAAATACATTTTAATTTCATAATGCATAAAGTCGCTTAAGTCGTACTCTGCTATTCTTTGTGTTATTACGTTACTCATATTAGTCTTCTTTGTATGATTCATAAAAGTCTCTTATAATCTCTATTGGTACTGTCCATATTTTGTTTGTTTCTGGATCTATCCATTTCTCATATTCGATGCCGTCTCCGCCATCATACCATTCTAAGCGTTCAACAATTTCTTTAGTTATCTTCATTAGTTTCTGCGTCTTTAATTATTTCTTCGATTTCATCTACAGCCCACTCGTGTGATATTATTTTACATAAATCAACAAGCTCTACTACTGCATTCTTTTCGTATTTAGACATTTCATTTACTTCATCATAAATACGATTTAATGCACTGTGGCAGTCTTCTAAATCTCGCAGGGTATTTTCAAACCTGCAGTAACTCATGTTTCCCATAGTTTTAGTTTTAGTTAAAGGTTAAAAAGGGAGGCCGAAGCCCCCCTGTTAATTAAAGTGTTTCAGCAAATGCGTCTATCATCTTGTAGGCTTTGTTTGCAAGTTTTGCACCACCACCTATAATAAGTGATTCATCTCTACCAAACGGTCTGTTAGGCACAGATTTCTTGTGGTTTACAAAGTGTGTAACACCGTTAAACAAACCCCATAGTGTATCACCATGGACTTGCATTTCTGTGTTAATAGATTGCTGTAAATCCATTGCAGCATTCCATTTGCGTGTAGAGTATTTCTCTCTAGATTCTTCTATAGATAGTTTCTTGTCTATATCTAACAAGTCTTTCCATAAATCATTTCTAAAATCCATAATCTTTCTGTCAGTCCAGATAGGAACTTTAGTCCACTCTTCAAACTTTCTATACATATCATCTTCAAAATCTTTGTATTCGTTCATAATGATAGGTATAGCACGCAAAGACTCCTCAATAGTTGAGTTGTGTCTAAGCTTGTATTGAGCTTTATTGTGGAATTGATAGAATTGATTAGAGCAACTAACTACTCTGTTACCATATCCTATTCTAACTCCGTGTTTGCCATCGTGACCCCACGTTGCAACTACATACTTTATAAGCTCGTCTGGCCCAACGATTTTAGATTCGTTAAGCCTAAGCTGTGCAAAGCATTGTCTACCACCGTTTAGTGGACCTGAATGACTAATTGTAAAGCCATTGTCTTTAGCTATTTCTTCTAATGTTTCCATAATTTGTTCGTTTTGTGTAACAGTGTATTGGTTACCAACAACACCAAGCGACTCATCTGTTGAGTCGTTAGTTGTTGCATACCAATTTGTTTCCACAAGTTTATCATGTGTTGCTAATTGACCTAATTCATTAACAGACACTTGTTTGTCTATTCTGCATAAAGGTCTTTTTGATACTGTAAAATCTAATCCGATTTCTTTTAACTGTGTGTTTTTCATAAGCGTGTTATTAATTGATTTGGTTATATCTCATAAGTTGTTCGGCCATGAGATGAAAGCCGTTCTATTTCTCCTACAATTTCTACTTTGCAGGAATACTTTCCTTTATATTTTTCTATGTGTTTACTCATAGCTCTAGAGTTTATTTTTGTGTCGGTAAGGTCATTAGGACAATTACCTTTTAAAAATCCCTCTACGTTATAATCTCTATGTAAATGTGAAAGTTTAGTGGATTTAGTTTTATTAGAGTAAACTTCTTTCCAAACTCTTATTTTATATTTACACCACCATAGAGTTTTGCGTTCTTTCACTTGTCAAGTAACCTTGATGCGTGAGCTGTTGCAGGATTAATATGTACTTTATTTGGACCAGGCTTTGGTGCCTGTGTTCCAAACTGTAAGACAAAACTGTCAACATTAATATTGCCTTTTTTGTCTGTTGTCTGCACAATGTTTCCCATATGCATTAAATAGCCTACAGGTTTTTTAGGTATTGTATTAAGAACTGTTAACGAGCTTGATCCGCTCTTGTATTTTTTAGGTGCTTTCTTTTCAACCTTTACTTCTGGAACATAATCGTGATACCCTTTTTTCATAATAAGTGTGATTTAATTTTTTTATACTCTTCTAATGTTATATTTACTTGAACCATATCAAGATCGCCTGGCTCTCTTGTGGTCATGTGAAATATTCTTTGCAGGTCGTTTTTGTAATGTGCCCAATTTAGGACAATTTCTTCCCTTAACCAAACTGTTACTGTCATTTGTGACGGATTTAAAAGATATATCTTATCTTGTTCCACGGAATTATAGAGCCATGTATCTCTTTAAATCGTTTAATGTATCTTGCTTTTAAGCTTCTTATATACCTTAAGTTTTTACCACCGTATTGTGATGTTTTTGTTTCTTGCAGATGTGGAACCCACAGCTGTTGCTCTGCTTTAGGATTATCTTTAAGATTATGTTCGTGCCTACCTTCGTTATGTGTCAGAAATATAACTTCTGCATACACTTGATTTTTGTAGTCTACATAATCATTAAGCATATCAAACAATTCTGAATAATCTTTTTCCCAATCTCTATATAATATTACTGGGCTAAAGTTTACATGAACATCATATCCTGCTTCTATAAAAGGATTTATAGCTTTTATGCGATCAATTATTTTAGATGTTCCTGGTTCGTGTATATCTGCCAATCTTTGTGGCATTAAACTAAACCTTATCCTGATTTTACCTTTTGGGTTAAAGTCAAGTAGTTTAGGGTTTACATATTTTGTAGCAAACGAGCCCATAAGGTCAGGTTGATCTACAAAAAACTGAAATATTTCTTGCCACTTATGATATTTTGCGTGAAGAGCAAAATCTTCGTTACAGCTAACATCGTATGTAGTGTACACAGGATGTGTTTGATTAGGCTTTTCTGCATCTGAAAATCTACTGTGTACTAATATGTTTTCTAATATGTCTTTGTGATTGCTAGCAACGTCTAAACCTTTTGGTTTGTGACGCTTCATATAACAATAACTGCAATTGTACAAACAGCCGTGACCAAAAGACGGTGTGATATAGTCTGTTGACCTACCACTAGGTCTAATAGTCATGGCTTTTCTTTTAACTTGTTTAATCATTAAAGTTATCTTCTGGTTTATCTCTATACAAAAAGTATATAGTTAGAAATGCTACTACATTTCCTGCTAAAGCATAATAAAATACTGGGTCCATAATTATTCTAATATAGTTCCAAACAAACCACCTATAATCATACCAACGCCAGTTGCTAGAACGGTTGCTGTTTTTACACATTTTCTACCTATTGACATAGTATTTTCAATGCCATCTTTTTTAGATTGACTATACTTGTCTATGTATTTATTATAATCTTTTGCAAACATAAAGTTTCGTAAATCTTTTACGTCTTGTGTTTGACTTTCATACAATTTCTTTACTGTTTTTTTCATAATTATTTGTTGTTATATTGATTAATAGCATGCAATACTGAGTTATATGTATCGTCTAAATACGGTACATTAAATCTAATGTCATCATAAAGTTGCCAATCTAATTCAGGATCGTCAACAAATATGTCTTGTATCTTTTCAATTACTGGCATAAGCCAATCCCAAGAGGAATGAAACTTTGTATCAGCAAGTGAGCATACAATCATATCGAAGCCCATAATCTTTTTATCTATGTTGTAGTCTCCGTAATGGTTTATTCGTAACCCCATA